CACCAAAAATGGGTGACAACGGTGCTAACACCAAGTCAGTTGTAGCTGGTAAAAACGACATGGGCGGAGATGCTTCTAACTTGGTAAAAGGTGGAGAAGAAAAAGGCATGAAAGCAAAAGCACCTAAGGTAGAAGATCACGGTAACGTGAATGTACCTGGTGGTAAAGCAGCTGATTCTATGAAATCTATGCCAAAAGGCCATGGCGCTGAGAAAAAAGGCGCAGGCGATGCGGCTCCTGATAAAGATTCAATTATCGGAAGCTAATAGGGACTAAAGGATGAGCAATTACTTACGAGAGCATCTGACATTCGATCAAGCACAAATGGTGGTTGAGAATGCCAACGAAGGAAAAGACCTGTTTATGAAGGGTATTTGTATACAGGGCGGAGTACGCAACGCAAATCAGCGTGTGTATCCTGTGAATGAAATTGGCAGGGCTGTCAAAACTCTCAATGATCAGATTAGCGGAGGATACAGTGTGCTCGGCGAAGTAGATCATCCGGAAGGACTTAATATTAACCTGGACAGGGTCAGTCACATGATTACCGAAATGTGGATGGATGGTCCAAATGGTTATGGAAAAATGAAAATTTTACCGACGCCGATGGGACAACTAGTTAGCACTATGATACAAAGTGGTGTAAAACTAGGCGTCTCATCAAGAGGCTCCGGTAACGTAAAAGAAGATGGTAGCGGCGAAGTCAGTGATTTTGAAATCATAACTGTTGACGTTGTTGCTCAGCCAAGTGCTCCTGGGGCGTATCCTACGCCAATCTATGAGCATTTGATGAATGCCAGAGGTGGCTATAAGGCTTACGAACTTGCACAGGCAACCAAAGAAGATCCTAAGGCTCAAAAATATTTAAGAGAATCGTTGGTGAATATCATCAACCGACTCCAATAAAAGGAGAAAATAATGTTGGATGCACTAAAAACACTATTCGAAAATGATGTAGTTTCCGAAGAAGTGCGCCACGAAATCGAAGAGGCTTGGAATAAAAAAGTCAAAGAAAACCGTCAACAGGTAACAGCTGAACTTCGCGAAGAATTTGCTCAAAAGTATGAACATGATAAACAGACAATGGTAGAGGCAATCGACTCTATGATTTCAGAACGTCTTGCTTCAGAAATTGAAGAATTCGCAGAAGATCGTAAACAACTAGCAGAAGCAAAAGCAAGATATGCTGTAGCAATGCGTGAAAACGCAGGTCTGCTAAAAACATTTGTTGTAGATCAACTAAGCAAAGAAGTAGGTGAGTTACATGAAGACCAAAAATCAATGGCTAATAAGTTCAAGATGCTTGAAGATTTTGTTGTAGAATCACTTGCAAAAGAAATTGCAGAATTCAACGAAGACAAAAAAGACCTTGCTGAAACTAAAGTACGTTTAGTACGTGAAGCAAAGTCACACTTCAACAAGTTGAAAACACAGTTTGTTGAAAAGAGTGCTGAAAAAGTAGCTTCTATAACTGATAAAGTTCTTAACAGAGAAATTGGTCAGCTAAAAGAAGACATTGAAGCAGCACGTAAAAATGACTTTGGTCGCAAATTGTTTGAAGCATTTGCAGCAGAATACAGCAACAGCTATCTAAATGAAAAATCAGAAACTTCTAAGTTACTGAAGGTAGTTGAGCTAAAAGATAAGCAACTTGCGGAAGCAAAAGTTGCTGTTGCAGAAAAGCAAAAACTAGCTGAAAGCAAAGACGAAGAAATTCGTAAGATTTCAGATGCGGCTAAAAGAAAAGATACAATTAATGAACTTACTGCTCCTTTATCAAAAGGTCAGAAAGAGATTATGATTGATTTACTGGAAAGCGTTCAAACTCCAAAGTTGCAATCGGCGTTTGACAAATACCTACCGGCAGTAATCGACGGTAAAACTCCAGCTAAGAAGGCAATAATGACAGAAGGCAAAGAAGTAACAGGCAATAGAGAAGAAACTAACGTTAGTGACAAAGCAAGTGATAGTAACGTAATTGATTTACGTAGACTTGCGGGATTAAATTAAGGAGAAACCAAAATGTCAGAACTATTAGAAAGTCGCTGGCAGGATACAAAAACTGCACTTCTTGAAGGCCTTTCAGGCACAAAGAAACAGGTGATGGCAACCACTCTAGAAAATACAAGATCGTATTTGGCAGAGACTGCTACAGCTGGTGCAACTTCTGCCGGTAATGTTGCAACTCTTAACAGAGTTATCCTACCCGTTATTAGACGTGTAATGCCAACAGTGATCGCAAACGAGATCGTTGGTGTACAGCCTATGACAGGTCCAGTGGGTCAAATCCACACATTGAGAGTACGCTACTCAGACACAGCAGGCTCAGGCGCAGCCGGTGCTGTAGCTGGTGAAGAAGCACTTTCACCATTTAAGATTGCTGAAGCATATTCAGGTAACGCTACGACTGCAAAAGCAGATTCAACAGCGGCGCTTGAAGGTGCAGCTGGTAACAGACTAAGCATCCAAATCTTAAAGCAAACTGTAGAAGCAAAGACCAGAAAGCTATCAGCTCGCTGGACTTTTGAATCTGCTCAGGACGCTCAATCACAGCATGGTATCGATGTTGAAGCAGAAATTATGGCTGCTTTAGCACAAGAAATTACTGCTGAAATTGATCAAGAGATCCTAGGTTCATTATCTACATTAGCAGGAACAGGAACTGATACATTTGATCAGGCTGCTGTAAGTGGTACTGCAACATTTGTTGGTGACGAACACGCTGCATTAGCTGTTCTAGTTAACAGAGCTGCAAACAGAATTGCACAGAGAACAAGAAGAGGCGCAGGTAACTGGGCTGTTGTATCTCCTGCAATCTTAACTGTACTACAATCAGCAACAACTTCAGCGTTCGCAAGAACAACTGAAGGTGCGTTTGAAGCACCTACAAACACTAAGTTTGTTGGTACACTTAACAACGCAATGAGAGTATATGTTAACACATATGCTGCTGATGATGATGTACTAGTTGGCTACAAAGGTTCAAGCGAATCAGATGCTGCTGCATTCTACTGCCCATACATTCCATTAATGAGCAGTGGTGTTGTGCTGGATCCATCAACATTCGAACCAGTCGTATCATTTATGACACGTTATGGTTATGTTGAGCTTTCAAACACAGCTTCATCGCTTGGTAATGCTGCTGACTACTTAGAAAAAGTAGAAGTAACAGCTGCAAACCTAAGCTTCAGCTAAGATTAGCAATTATAAAACTAGAAAGGGCGGCATTTATGTCGCCCTTTTTTTGTGGCTAAACAATCATTAATAAATATAGTATGTTTAACTTAATCAAATCAGCTCATAGTGCAGAACATTGTCAAAGAAACTGGGACGAAACACTTGTTGTTAAAGAACAAGATATAAATGATTTAGTTGAAATTTGCACCACAATGCCAACAAAACAAAACATACCGACATATGATTTAATTGTAAGCAAAGACATAGAATATAATAAAGAAATATTTAAATATTGCTACAATACACAAGACTCTACGCATTTAAAAAATATTGAAAAAAACATTTATCCTAATCCTCAAGTAGCATCTCAAGTGCTTTTTATATGGTTAACAAAATACAAAGCCTGGAATAAAAACACACCGTTTGATGTTTTTATGGATGATGTTAATTTAGGTATAGGAATTTCTTCAGGTGCAGCGGCACTAGCTGCTAATTCTTATGGATATAAGACTGGATTTTGTAAATGTTTTGATGGCGAAGGATTAAATGAATTTTTGCAAAACTCTTTTGATATAAACAAAGATAACAGAGTAAATTTATTGTTGGGTATAGGATTACCTATCAAAGATTTACCACATAACTATAGTTTAACACAATACAGTCAGAGTGATCACGACACTTTTAGTAAACAAATAAAAGTCCATTACAAAAATTAAATTAAACTTATTGATAAATACATATGTCAGATAGTGTGCCGCAAGGCGGACTTATGCTGAAACCAACAGCGTAGCACCTAGAACGTGTATCAGGCTCTTATAAAGGAGAAAACAAATGGGAAGACCTATTAACAAAGATAAAATTGGATACGGCACAGGTCGTATCAAAGTAAGCAGACATAATTTGTCCGGTTCAGAAGCAACAACAGCTGCACATATTGTAAAACAAGTTGGAGATGCTAAGTTTATGATCAGACTTGACTCTGAGGCAACAGGAACTTTTGCACCAGCACCTGGCTCTGCAGCAAGTGACACAATTTGCACACTAACTACAGCAAGTAATTCAAGTATGCCAACTGCTTCATTTAGAATTGATGCAACTGGTTCAGACTCAACTGTATATCAAGTTTCTAAATTAAGAAACAGAACTGTACAAATTGAAGGTTCTGCAGGTGGCGCAACTGTTGCTAATGCTGATAATGTAATTTACGGTATTGGTATTGATAACAGCGACGGCGAAAATGCTTCAGTACCTAACGCAGTACTAAGTGTTAACTTACCTAAGCAGTAAATATTAAAAGTGTAGGAGTGTAATGCTCCTACACTAATTTAGGAATATGTAGATGTCAAAAGTACTAAGTGTTGAAAACGGAAACTATACAGTAAAAGTTGAATCGGGTGGAGAAATAATTCTTGACACAGCTCGAGGAGCAACAGTCAGCGGCTTACCTGCAGGAACTGTAGTTGTAAGAGGTAGTTTAGAAGTTGAAGGTACAACTACTACAGTTGAATCAAATGATACACTTATCAATGACAACATACTTACACTAAACAACGGACAATTAGGTTCAGGAATTAGTGCTTCAAAAAACTATCAATCAGGTATTGAAATTGACAGAGGTTCAGAAGCTAATGCACTATTTGTGTTTGACGACAGTGTTAGTTGGGAAATTGGTGGAGATACAGGAACCGGTGGTTTTAAATTTTTTACAGGTTCTGGAGATAAAACAACACTAGTTGTAGACGGAATAAAATCAAATAGCAGTTTGTTCATTGATACCGGTAATAATGTAATCAGTGTTACAAACAGCACAGATTACGAAGAAGGAATTTTTACATACAGTGGCGGAAACATCACAGACAGTGGCGGCGGAGTTGTTGTAGACGACGACAATATTCCAAACACAAAAGCTCTAGTTGATTATGTGGCATATGCTACTGCAACTACACTACAAGATCGTATTGAAGAAGGAACTAGCAGTAAAACATTTGTTGAAACTAGAGATTTTGAAGTAACTGGGGATCAAAGTGTTGTAAAAATTGGTGTTGACGGACAAGTTGTTGGTACTTTCTATGATAATAGATTTGATGTGCAAACTATTAGAATAGACGGTAGCAGGATAAGCTCTATAGCAAGTAATGAAGATTTAGTATTAGAAGCTCCTGGAACAGGTAGTATAAAAATAAATGACAATTTGCTTATAACAACAACTCCAGGAGTTGATGATGTATTAATAAACCCTAATGCTCCAACTGATGGATTAAAAATTTATGCAAAAGCCGAAGACACTGGCGGCACAGGATTATTTTTTGTAAATAGTAGCAATACTAGAGACGAAATAATAAGTAATAATAGATCATTGCTGTATGGAATGATTTTTTAAGGAAAAGAAATGGCAATAGTAAACAAAAGATTAACAGGAAGTCAAGACAATGTTGTAGTAGTGCCTTCAGGTAAAAGATATGCAATTACTAATATATTAGTTTGTAATAATAGTAGCAGCGGATCACAGGCTTTTGACATACATTTGATTGCTAATACAGGCGGAACACCGGGTACATTAGATGATAATGTTACTAGAGTTGTTAATAATTTAGATTTACCTGCTGGAGAGACTTTTACATTTGACAGTGAAAAAGTAATCCTTGAAGCAGGAGATATGCTATCTTTCGTTGGTAACTCTGATTTAGCGACAACTGTTAGTTATTTGGAAGTCTAATGAGATTATTAAAAGCTCAAAATACAAATTTAAGAAACATTTACGGTAAAGGCGTAAAGTATGATGTCAATGATCAAATAATTGTTGACAGTACAAATGTTATGCTGGTTCCAAAAGGTACCACAGCACAAAGACCTTCATCTCCTAACAACGGACATCTTAGATACAATACTACTGACAATAGATTTGAAATCTACGAAGCAGGTGCTTGGTACGGTGTAAGAATTGCCGCCCCTTCAACTAGTGCCCCAATTACACAGCAAAACTTAGGCAGCGGTGATGCTAACGAAACTATTTTTGGTCCGCTAGCAAGCGGAGATCCTTTTTATCCAGTTCCAACTTCTGCAGAAAATATCCTAGTGTTTGTGGAAAACGTATTTCAAATTTCCGGAACAAACTATTCTCTTGTACAAAATCCTGGAAATCAAAACACAATATCTTCT